AAAATATTTAACCTTTTCTTTATATGCACGATAATTACGCTGAATTATAAATTTAGGCAACGTTATAAGATGTAAATCTTCCATCTATATCAGTATCTAATCAAAAGTTTAGACCATTTATAATTTTAAACATTTGAAGTAAGTTTTCTGTTGTTCATATGAAACCAGTGGGTGAATTGCATTAACCTCTTCTAGAGCATTCAGATATATGGACATATTTGAATCATCATGATTTAGATGCTTTGCTGCACCAAATTCTACCATGAGAATAAGAGCCTTCATAAAATCCTTAGTATAGGGAAGTCTGTTTGTTTTCGTATAAGTCATCTGTGTAGGTTTACGCTCAATACAAGAAGAATCATCGTCGGACTCTCCAATAATAAATCCCCATTCTGTAATTATAAAATTAGATTGAATTACTTTGGGAATTAGTTTCAGAACATTATTATATGTAAAATCTGAAAAGGGAAGTTGATGCCACTGCACTGTGTAACCCATTTTATGTATTATATAATATGGCAAGTATGTTTAGGCTCTTGCCATTAGCTGTGTATAATTTCAACCACCGTTTTTAAATGATAGCCCAGAGCTCCAAACCCAGCAATTAGCATAAGTTCATAAAAGGGACGTCCTGATTTTTTTCCTTGATAGCCAACCCATAAAAGAAGAGGGGCTATTAAAAAGGCATGAAATAGATTAATCCATGCCGATGCAGATTTTGCATAAACTCTTACAATTGACTTGTAGCCATGAAACACTAGGAGTAAAAGTCCAACTCCATAAAGTACATTGTAGAGCCAGTCGGGTGTAGCAGCCCGCGTAAACCCTACATAAAGAAAAAGAGGAACAACAAACAAAATGTGAAATATTGCTATAAGAAAGTGTATATCCATTCTATACTAACTACTATAAAATACTTAGGAGCATTTCAGCGTGATCTAAGGCTCCTTCAATCCAGCATTGGTGTGTACTGTAAGATTCACCAACTAAATGCCAGTTCTTGTCCTTAAAGGGTTTTAGACATAGTTTACTTAATACATATGGATCGTAGTCACCAGGACGCCAATATGTACAACCTTGTTTCCAAGAATGTGCTTTCACAAAAAGAGGATTCGGAATTTCAGTTCCAAATAGTGTACGTAATTCATCAATAATTAGATTGCCTAGATGTGCTTCACCCTTCTCTTCATATATTTTCATTAAAGGTAAAGCATCAATAGAATCAGTATATGATATTTGTATTGTGCCTGTTTGTGGATTAGCAGGGATTATATAACGGGGCATAGTAGCCGTTACAACTCTAGGGTAAGATTCAAACCATTGCTTTCCATTTGCTAGCGGTGGAAAGGCAGCATACACACGTAATAGCGGCTCCATTGTAAGATGTTTAAGAGGACCGAAGTCTTTAAATACCTTTAGTGATTTTAGTGATTCAGATGGAATTGCTAAAATAATTTTTGAGGCATTTAGTGTTACTAAAGGACGTTCATCACCTTTTGAAGGTGGACCGTTACGAAAACTAGCAGTAGTAGTTTCCAAGCCTGTAAGTTCATGATGAAGTAAAAGAGTTCCTCCAAGGCTTTCAAACTCATCTTTCATACACTTAATAAGTTCAGACAATCCCTCCTTGCATATAGAGTAACCCTCTTCTGAGCCAAACTCACTTCTAAATAACTGTAGTGCACTATCAGCACGCATAACATTTATTTCAGCTCTATAGGGATAACGAATTAAGAAACGCTCAGTAATGCTCTGCCCGTGTATTTTTACTAGAAGTGAACGAATTGTTTCAGACTGAAGAGTTGATTTTGGAAGATTTGCTAAACTATTAAGTAATACTGGAATTGCCTTTTCGAACTTATCTTCCTCTATAGGAAAGGCTCCAGATTCTTTGTAAAGTATTTCTTTACCAATAGGTATTAATGTTAATTTATAGTTTTTGATAAGAGATATTATTTTACTGTGTCTATCCGAAATTCGCGCTCCCCCCTCTTCCCACTGATAGTGTACACCTGAAATATCAGCATAGAATGTAAAAGTACGCCCTCCACATTTACTATACTTTTCGGCAAGAGCTACCTTCATTTTAGGATGTTTTTTCAGAATTTGTATGCCTGTATATAATCCTGCAATTCCTCCACCTACAATAATTGTATCATAGGTGGTGGAGTTTATTTCCATCCTTTCTATTTATATATCATTTAAAGATTTGATTTACCGTGTTGTGCTAAAGTTAAGTACCCCCTTTCAGGGGGTACTTAATATTGCCTACAACCCTAATATGGCAAGTATGCTAGATTTAAACAGCCTTTTAGGCTGTTTAAATTCGGCACTTGCTGTTAACCCACTTAATAACCTCTTCGTCATTTGTACTTTGTAATGTACCAACTACCTTTTTATTTTTAATACATAGAAATGTGGGAATTGAGCGAATTCCACAGTATCCAGCTGTGTAGTCATTTTGGTCAATATCACATTTTAGCCAGTTTACTTCAGGCGTTTCATACATAATCCGAGTTGGATTTAGGTTACGACATGCTCCACACCATGTTGCAGTAAAATATACAATTGTGAAAGGGGGAGTATCTGTTACGTTTTCCCCACGACCAAGAAGATTTTCAAATTCTTCCTGACTCATTAAAAACTTCATGTATATTTAGCTTTCAAACATTTTGTTTAGACCGGAGAAATGATATACTTGTACCGCCAAGAATAATAAGTGCTAATATTCCAAGAAAGGGTACTGCTTCTTTGTATTTTGTACTAGAGGGATGTGGTACATAATTTCCAATAAAACTTGAAAGTGGAGGAAGTCCTTTATGCCCACCCCCTTGCTGTTGTAAAACTGGCTGCACATATGGTACTGATTTTGGAGGTTTTAAGGCAAATAATGAACTAATGCCAATTAGACCAAATAGTATAGCACTAGCTCCTATGCTGTACTGTATGTATTTTCCATATGAATTCATAATATCTGGAGGAACAAAATTAGTAACTGCAGCAAGGCCAGCAATTGATATAGTACCTAATATTAAACTTAAAAGGGGTAGGGTAAGTACCCAACTAATTCCATTCCATCCACCATCAGGAATTATAGGAAATGAAACTGGTAAAGCAAACCCACGTGTATCAAAATTATCTCCTGAAAGTACTTGAATACAATCAAAGATATACCAGGGTGGAAAAAATGTGAGAACAAATGATACAAATTTAGCAACTTCATTTATGTAAAGGCGATTTGCATATATTCCTATAACTATTCCTAGCCCATATGTTGCTGCTTTTATTACTGCAGTAATTTGAAGATTCACAGCAGATAAATTAAGACCAGCATATCCTGTTGGTGGAAATAGTGTAAGAAGTTGCAGTGGTATTTTTCCAAGTGTAATACCATTTGTATTTAATAGTGATGGCGTTGTTGAAGTTACCGATGGTATTTCTAAGCCACCTGGTACTAGCGATGGTAACCCTAAAGGTAGACTCATCCCCTCTCTGGTTTAACCATCGCTTAGATTTTGAAGACAAGTCCTGCAAATCCGTTTACAACCCGTAGTACATTATGATTCGTACTGTAGACACGTACATGTGAGTTGCCACGCGGCGGTACATAATTTGGGTCGCCTTCTAAGATTTTTGGGCTTGGATCCGGTCGGAGTGCTAACAGCAGATTCATTGTATCAATGCGACTCGCGTTTAAAGAGCCAGAAGGTTGTAATTCTTCAGGGCGTAGAGCAAATGAATAGTTATATATAAAAGTATTTGTTGGGGCTCGTGTATGATATTGATAGGGTTGTACAAGTCTAAAATATCCGGCATCACGAATTTCAAATCTATCAAATCCATCTACTTGTAAGACTGCTTGTTGGAGTATATCACGCCGTGCTCCAGGCTCTTGAATAGATGTAGAGCTGTAATTAAACCATTCGTTATAGGATTCCATTGCATCTCGCTGTAGGACAAATATAAGTTCACGAAGAGGATGATTAAATTCAAGAGGAATCGATGCCGTAGTATTTAATGCCGGTATACTGATTTTAGGAGTATATTGAACTTGCTCTATAAGGTATTCATGGCTATTAGAAACAAAACGTCTACGCTCATCTACATCAAGGTGAATATAGTCACCGTAGAGTTTAATATCAATAATATGAGCCTCTTTTGGTTGTGGCGTTGTTGAGCAATTTTGATTTGTATTTAATGGTCCAGCCGTATAGACCATTTGTGATAATGACCTTAGTTTTAGATTAAGGCGAACTGTGTGATACTGCATAGCAATAAGGGGAAGATAGAGTCCGGGATTCTTGTTAAACCAGAACTGTAATGGGATATAGAGCTTTACGGCTCCATATTGATATGAGCCGTATATTGATGTTGCCGAAGTATCTGGTGGATAAGTCTTAGAAGGCGGTATTGTTCCATCTTGACGCCCTATCATAGCATTAAAGGCATCTCTTTTTCCAGATGGAATACTGAGCTCTGACCAGAGCTCCATCCATTCTCCGGTCTGTTTATCAATTTCTTGCTCACCTATATCAATCGATATTTCTTCAATAAGAGAGTGTCCTATAGAATTTACATAAGCAGCAAGTGAACCATCTGTTAAATATACTTCAGGAAGAGTTACTTCTAAAAACATGCTACCGAGAAGGTCACCACGTCTAGGCACTATACAAGTAACTCGTTTTCCGAAATCAGCATTTCCATCAAAATAAATAGATTGTGATTCAATGGCAAAGTTTGTATAACGACGATATACCATTTTAAACCAGGTGATTTGGGGATTTCCTGTCAAAAATACATCCTGTTTTCCTTGAGCAATTAACTGTAAAAGTCCACCACCTGAAGGCATCCTATCTCTATCCCTAGTTATTCGGAAGAGTAATGTATACCGCAAAGTATCTTATAAAGATTGATGGTCTTACGGTGTATTGCCAAAGTTAAGTACTCCCCTGTTAGGAAAATATACATGCTCTATTTTTAAAGTAAGGATAGAGCAAGAGCCGTATGAGCAGTCAAGAGTTGAGCTTGGCATACTTCTCTAAACTATTGTATTCATTAACCGATACAAACCTGGTGGTATCTACTTCCTATGCACATGTAGCAGACGGTATAGGAGGATTTAAGTGGCAAAATGTTTTTGAAACTATAAGTACTCAAGGTGCTGTAGAGAATTTTCCTATTTCATATCTTCCATCAACCCTACAATCATTATCAAACTCATCGGGCACGGGTCCAACTGGTGCTGCTGCTGGCTTATTTTCTTGGATAGGTGATGGAATTACAATTATAAATCCTACAACAGTCCAAAAACCACTAAGTGGCGTAACTGCATGGGATGCAAATGCATATTCAGTTGAAGGCTTTCGTTTAGGAAATTTTATTACATTTCAGACAGCACAAACATCTTCTGAATTAATGGTAGGATTTAGTGAAAATCCTGATGGAAATCCAAGTTTTTCGAATATAAATTATGGATTTTACTGTAGCTCAAATGGAACATTATCTGTTCGTGAAGATGGTGTTTTACGATCTACAATTGGCTCATACGTATCATCTACACAATTTGAAGTAAGATATAATGGTGTTAATGTACTATATTTTAAGGATACAAGTATAGTATATAGTACACTAAGAGCACAAGGAAATCCACTCTATCTTGATGTATCGGTATTTACACCAGGCGGTTCTGTAAATAATATACATTATGGACCGGTTGGAGGTATTGGTCCAACTGGTCTACAAGGTCTAACTGGCCCAACTGGAAATGGAATCACTGGTACTACTGGGCCAACTGGTCATTCATTTACTGGCTCTACTGGTAATACAGGGCCAACTGGTTTTACGGGTAGAACTGGTCCAACTGGATACACTGGATATACTGGTAGAACAGGACCAACTGGCCAAACTGGATACACAGGTCCAACTGGAGCTACTGGTAGAGCTATTAATACATCATCATATGTATTCGGTTCATCTAATTTTGGTATTCCTGCTTTTGGATATTTTACAACAGATGCAAGCGATATGATTAATGTAACACGTATTAAAATAAATGGTGTTGATTCTTCTAATATTAATAAGAGTGGATTTTTCAACGCGATTGGTGTAAATAGTCTTCTTCATATAATTGATATACCAACATATACTGAAACAATTTATCAAATTGTAGGAATTGTTAATAATATTACTTACTTTACGTATTCTCTAATTTACCTATCAGGAAATTCATTCACACCAACTACAAATACTAATTTCTATATCAGTTTTGATGCTGTTGGACTTCTAGGAGCAACAGGACAAACTGGGCCAACTGGACATACGGGTCCAATAGGAACTGGCCCTACAGGCCTTCCTGGCTCAGCAACAAATACTGGAGCTACTGGTCCCACAGGTCCCACAGGTGCTACTGGAGTAACAGGTCCTCCTGGCTCAGCAACAAATACTGGAGCTACTGGACAAATGGGTTATACTGGAGCTACTGGTGCCGTTGGAGCACTTGGACCGACATTCCAATTTAATATTTTAAATGATTATAATCAACTATTACCTGGACAATATCTCTTGACTGCCAATGGATTAACAATATACATGTATGCCAGTACTAATGAGCAAATTTCATGGTGTAAAAGTATAGAAAATTATGGAGGAGAAATTAGCAATACACTATTGTTATCTATGTATAATATTAATAATTCAACATATGTGGGCAATGGAACATTTACTCAACTGAGTGTAGTATCTGGTACAATCTATACAATATCGAATTTTGATAATAACATTACAAATCCTCCCTTTAACTTATCGCAAGTGATATTTGTTACCGCTATTATTGGAATGCCAGGAGCCACTGGAGCCACAGGAAACACTGGGTATACTGGTATGCTAGGACCCTCAGGGCCTACTGGATATACGGGACCGACTGGTTATACTGGGTCAACTGGGCCAACTGGTAGCACAGGAGCAACTGGTAGCACAGGAAATACAGGTAAGACAGGTCCAACTGGTAGTACAGGTCCTGCAGGAACAGATGGAATATTTGGTGGAACAGGTCCAACCGGTAGTACAGGACCTACAGGACTAGCAGGGGTTGCAGGAACTGCAACAAACACTGGAGCTACAGGATTTACGGGTCCAACAGGTTTTACAGGATTTACGGGGCCAACTGGTGTAACTGGATTCACAGGTAATACTGGTCCAACCGGTTTTACAGGATTTACTGGACGTACAGGTCCAACTGGTGTAACTGGATTCACAGGATTCACGGGTCCAACTGGAAACACAGGTGTAACAGGAAATACTGGTCCAATTGGTCCTACTGGTTTTACTGGATTTACAGGAAATACGGGGCCAATTGGAACAGGACCAACTGGGTCAACTGGTTCTATTGGCCCAATTGGCTACACAGGATATACTGGATATACAGGAGTTTCTTATACAGGACCATCTGGATCAACGGGTCTTATTGGCCCAACAGGTCCAACAGGAGCTTTTGGAGCAAGCTCAGATCAAATTATAAGTCTTACCCGTACAAATGATAGTGCTTACTTAGCTATAGAATCAGATTGTTTTATAAATTCTACAAATACTTTAAATGTAGTAAGTGGAGGTATTACTTATGATAATACAACTGGTTCATTTGTAATATCTACAGCTGGAATTTATTCAATTGAAGTATTACTAATTGTGGATCCTCAGGAAACATCAAACAATATATTATTTACAATTGTCAAAAATAGTGTAGCAATATGGTCATATAATATGGTAGTTTATGGAAACAACGTAGTTGCTCCAGCACCAGTTCCATTATATATATATGAAGAACTTTTACCAAATGATAGGCTAAATATTTTATATAATCCATCTGGTCTAAATGTGCGCGTTAAGGCAGGAACAACGTTAAATATTACACGATTATCAGTAGGTCCTACAGGTGTAACAGGGTCTACTGGTAATACAGGCCCTACTGGTAATACAGGCCCTACAGGTAACACAGGACCTATTGGTACAGGTCCAACGGGTAGTACAGGAAATACTGGTCCTACTGGTGTAACTGGTAATACAGGACCTACAGGATTCACAGGACCTACAGGATTCACAGGTCCCACTGGTATAACTGGTAATACAGGTCCAACTGGTAGCATCGGGGCAACTGGTAATACAGGAGCAACTGGAAACACAGGAGCTACTGGAAATACAGGACCTACTGGTACTACAGGACCTACAGGACCTACAGGAGCTACAGGTCATACAGGCTCAACTGGTAATACTGGACCTATTGGTACGGGTCCAACCGGTAGTACAGGAGCTACAGGTCATACAGGCTCAACTGGTAATACTGGGCCTATTGGTACGGGTCCAACTGGTAATACTGGGCCAACAGGTACTACTGGGCCTATTGGCACAGGTCCAACAGGTAACACAGGAGTAACTGGAAACACAGGAGCAACTGGAAATACAGGGCCAACTGGCCAAACTGGGCCAACTGGTCGTGATGGATCAGCAACAAATACTGGAGCAACAGGGCCAACTGGTTCTACAGGAACAGTTGTTCAATATGCAGGAACAGGCCCATACACATCTCAAACTGGAGTTGTAGGTAACTATTACGTTAATACATTAACATATCTTATGTATACATACACATCGAATGGAGGTTATACATCATCGAATTTTATTAGTTCATTAAGTAGACCATGCGGGTGTATTTTTGATTCAACAGGGGCAAACTTTTATGTTGCAAATACAAATGGTAATCAAATTATTAAATATGTTATTACTGCAGGTACTCCAGATGCAGGAACAGTAATTGCTACCCCCAATTATCCACACGCCTTTACAATTGATACTACAGGCAATATATATTGTACAACTGGTGCATATACAGGTGGTCCATTTGGTATAACAGTTATAAGCTCAAGTGGCGTTGTAACAACTCTTACGCCTTCCTCTGGATCAATTCAATGGAGTGTTGCAATTGCATTTTATTCTGGGAGTTTATACTATGCAGTTAATAATGGTACAATAAGCCAGTATGTGCTTTCTACAAATGTAAATACAAGTAGTTTTATAACTGGATTTACAGATATACAGGGTCTTGTATCCGATGGGCTAGGAAATTTATACGTAATTGACGCTAGCACAAATAGAATAAGCAGTGTAAATATTAGTACTAAGGTAATAACACAAATTACTGGTAATGGTGCAGGTTCAAATGATGGACTTATAGGAAATGCACGATTTACTTTTACAAATCCTACAGAAGGGTCTAATGGTATATTATTAGATGCAAATGGTGATATATACGTTACTGATGGTGGAAACAGAAGAATTAGAAAAGTTATTATTTCTAGTGGAGTTGTTGTAACACTTGCAGGTGGAGGAACAAATGGAACAACAAATGGGTCTAATAATGGTGTGGGAACAATTGCCACTTTTAGCAACATATCAAAATTAGCTTTTGATTCTAGCAATAATATTTATGTGGCTGATGTTGTAAATGGTAGAATTCGTAAATTAACAATTAATACTGGAAACGATTGGGTATTTTCATCTACAATGATTCCTCCAACAGGGCCAACAGGGCCAACTGGGCCCACAGGACCAACGGGTGTAACAGGGTTTACAGGTGTAACAGGGTTTACAGGACCTACTGGTGCAAGTCTAACTGGACCTACAGGAGCTACTGGTGCAAGTCTAACTGGACCTACAGGTCCAACTGGCGTAGGAATTACATTAACAGATAATTTCAGTATTGCTGGAGGTCAAGGAACAACTACACTAGCATATTCTTATGATGGAATTACTTGGACAGCATCTAGCTCTGGAAATTCTATACTTAATTCAGTATGTAATACAATTGCATGGAATGGTTCATTATGGCTTGCTGTTGGAGGTGGTTCAACGTATAATATAATGTATTCATCGGATGGAATTAACTGGATTGCAACTAGCACTGGTAATGGTATTGGCACAGCATGGGGAATAGCGTGGAATGGCTATGTATGGGTTGTTGGAGGAAATTCAACAAATAAGATATCATACTCATCTAATGGAATTACATGGACAGCCTCTAGCTCTGGAAATTCACTCATTACAGATTCTGGCTTGACAATAGCATCAAATGGAAGTATAATAGTAGCTGGAGCTTCTGGAACAAATAGAATAATATATTCCTATGATGGAATTAACTGGATTGCATCTAGTTCTGGTAATTCTCTTTTAACAAGTAACTGTCGTGCAGTTGCATGGAATGGTTCTCTATGGGTTGCTGTAGGAAGTGGAACAAATACAGTCATATATTCAAGTAATGGAATTACTTGGACAGCATCTAGTTCTGGTAGTTCTGTTATTACAAGTGTAGGCTATGCAGTAGCTTGGAATGGTTATTTATGGGTTATTGGAGCCGCTGGAACAAATAAAATAGCGTATTCATCTGATGGAATTACTTGGACTGCATCTACCTCTGGAAATACAGCATTTTCGGTAGTGTGTTGGACAGTAGCATGGAATGGAACGCGATGGATTGCTGGTGGACAAGGAACAAATACAGTAGCATATTCGACTGACGGAATTAACTGGACTGCTTCGAGCAGTGGAAACAGTCTTTTATCAACTCAATGCTTAGGTGTAGCATCTCGTAATGTACTGCCATACGCTGGACTAAGACCAAGTAAAAACCAACAATATGGCTCTGGAACAACTGTAGTATCATCACTTGCTGTAGTCTTTACAGTTCCATTTCCAAACGTACCTAATATAGTTGCTACTGTATCAGATGGCTCAGCAACATTTGTATCAATAGGAAGTGCAACAACTACTGGATTTACTGCATCTACATATAATGCAGTTGGTGGAACTACTGCTGTTTTTAATTGGCAAGCAATACTCTAATGCTCATAATACATATAATATGATATTTTTAGCACAACACGGTATGCTTATTTTAAATTAGCATTTGTAGTAACATCTAACGGCAAGTGCCAAAGTTAAGTACCCCCAAAGGGGGCTACTTAACTGTAGCATACTTGCCATATTAGGGTTGTAGGCAATATTAAGTACCCCCTAAAAGGGGGTACTTAACTTAGGCACAACACGGTAGTACTAAAGTTGCGTTAAGCCTTCGGCTTAACCATCGGATAAAAGACAAAGTCTTTTATCGTCAAGAACTCCCCATGGATAAGGCCACGCAGTGGCCTTATGTCATCTGAGTCACTATAACTTTTCATTCCAGCTATTAGAGCCAAGTACTTAATTTAAGTACTTGGCGGTAATTTTATATTTGGCTCTATTAATACGATGTCAAATACTGATAGAAGTTATACAACTACATATAACATTTTAAGAGGGCAACTTATTTATAATTTTCATTTAGAGAATCCGGCAAAACAAATTGAAGGACCGATTACTCCAGCATCGGTTGTTACAGTTATGAATAATTATCAGCCAACGGCCTCATGTTGTTCCACATCTATTCCCGTCATAATTATTCCCGTCGTAATTGATAATACATTAACAATTCTAGTGTATGATACAGAGCAAGGACCCAGTGTTGAGTGGGACGGGAATACTTTTACTAGAAATACAGATTTACCAAATTTTTCTTATACTGCTACTATAACTTCTATCCCTGGAACTCAAGTCCCCTCTTCTGCTAATTTAATAGGTGTTACAATTGGAAATACAGTTACAAGTATTAATAATGGAGGTGCATTCGCTAATTGTTCTAATTTAGCAACTGTAATATTTACACCGACTTCAACACTTCAAAGTATTGGTGACGATACGTTCTTTAATTCTAGCTTGACATCTATAACAATTCCAGATTCAGTCACAAGTATTAATGCTAGTTCGTTCCAAAAATGTACCTCATTAAATAATATAACAATTCCAAATTCAGTTACAAGTATTGGTACAACTGCTTTTTATGATTGTGTTGGATTGATATCTATAACATTACCAACTAATGTATTATTTACAATTATTAATACTGGTTTGTTCGAAAATTGTACCAGTTTAACATCTATAACAATTCCAAATTCAGTTACAAGTATTGGTACTAATGCGTTCAATAATTGTACCAATTTGACATCTATAACAATTCCAAATTCAGTTACAAGTATTGATTTAGATGCGTTCTCATCTTCTGGGTTGGTAACTGTAACTATAGCAAATGGTCAATTAGGTAAAACATCGCCTGCATCAGGTGTTGCCTTTTTTGGAGCAACTGTTAATACCATTCTTCCTTAAACTATGTAACGGCAAGTGCCAAAGTTAAGTACCCCTTTGATATAAAAACAGATATTATAACTTATATATTAGAGCCTCTTCAATCGTCTTCTTTTCTACCTCAGATGCAAATGCCTTACAGTCATTTACACCGTATGTTATTACATAACAGCCTTCATTTAGACTTTCAGACATTCCTGAAATATACTGTATAGCTTCATCATTTGCAATTATAAAGGTCTTTGATAGGCGCGATGGCTGTAGATTGTTATCAAGAGTTATAAACCGATGATAGTATCTACGACCCTCCCCCCCATAATATGAATAATGTGCTATAATTATTAAACATTCATTTGGAAATAGTGTAGAGCTCCATGCTACTGGGGCGGCTGAGCCACGTAGCCCATCAAATGATACTCCCTTCTTAGATGACCAGCTACTTAATAGCTCACCTTTCATTGTAAAAATACGAAATGGGTTGAGGTGATACACATAACATTCTTCTCCTTTCCAAATAAAGGGGAGCCAATTCTTCTGACAATTTCCCTCCTCAGATGCTATAGGGCACATCATAGGTTTCATGCGAACAAGAGTTTTTTTAACTGGTTCAAAGTCAATACGTACCATCTTATTCATTTCTGACGGTGTAAATTGCCGAGATGTTCCTAAAAGGCTGTTTGTTCCAATCCAGCGACAATCTTCTAGACCGTGAATTTGGGTTGTTTTATTTACAATATATTTTTCAGGAATTTTAAATTCGGTGGGTGGAAATTTGTCGGTTAAAACCTTGAAATTTGCGTCAAACTCGACAATAACATTTCGTGTAATAACTGTACTACCTCCTGAACGGAATGAAAAATGTTTGGCATCTACTGTTTCGTAATTTGCATGACGTAAATTAACGAGATATCTATCCTTATCACGCTGAATAGAAGGATTATATCCCTTCCATACTGGGTCCTTTAAAAACTCTACTAAATCACCCTCGATTTTGAGTGAATATGTCATTTTTACAGGAAGCTTCCATTTGTACCATTTATAAAGATCCGTTAGACGATTCTTTTGCTCAAAACTTAGCGAGCCATTTAGTATACGCATATCTAAACGAAAGCGTGCAGCCTCTATTTTTCCGGTATAGAAGGCAATAATTCCTAACTCCTCCCAAAGAGTGTATGACATATCTGTATGACTTATAAAAAGGGAATCGTTGTTCTTTACAGGAGTATATATATTGGAGCCCTCAAGTGTTTCTCCAAACTGTAATTGTATAAGTTTCTCTATGTATACCATCGCTATAAAATTATGATTTCCAATACTACGATAGTAAGTAATAAGACGAAGAGCCGCCTCAGTACGGTGCTGTCTTAGTTGCCATGCACGAAGCCAAGCCTCTACCGCTTCAAGGGGCTTGCCTAGATATTTTAAGCAATCTCCCTTATAAATAAGTGCAATATACATCTCCTCCTCCCATCCTCCTAGCTCTACACGGCGTGTAAACATTTGTACTGCTTCTGTATTTTTACCAAGGGACATGTATGTTTGTCCCAGATAAAAGTGAGTGCGTACATTATTAGGGTCAGTCTTTAAATCTTCTTCAAGAAGTCGGGCGTCGCGCACATATTTATCAGATTTACAACCTCCATCTCCTATATCATTTATTATTGGATGCTCAAGAGTATGTAATTGTTTTCCATCAGTATTTTCCCAGTATTCGTGTGTAGAGCCGACGGATCTCCAATTAACAGATGCCCGTACAAGACGAGTATTCTTATAAATCAAACTTCCATTTCGCTGGGGTAGGTTTATTCCTCCAATATTTACATCTAAAGAGCTCAGATGTGCATGAAGACCCCCCTCATCAGAAAGTACCATGTCAGCATCTAACAGTAGCCCCCACACCGAAGTAGGATCCCATGATGTATGATTTTTTACCCAGTCTACAAATGATTGGAAGCATTTTGTCCGACTCTTTCCAAAATTTTCCCATGGGTATTCATATACCTTTCCAGATAATTGTAAATCCTTTAAAAGTGTGTTTGTAATTGATACTGTAGAATCCGTTGACCCCGTATCGCATAGAACGACTCCATCGATCCATCCCTTCATCGATGTAATAAGACGATTAATGTTTTTCTCTTCATTTTTTACCATTGTTAAAAGTACAATTCGTGGACTAGATGTCATATTGATTTTGTCGGATAGAATAAAGTTTATAAAAATTCGCACTTGTTAAGTCTAGTACTAAAGTTAAGAACTCCCCATGGATAAGGTCACCCGTGACCTTATGTCATTGGAGTGACTTTAATTTTTCGTTCTAGCCATCAGAGCTAAGTACTTAGCGGTTCTTAATAAATCTCTGTCCGGATGTTTCAGCTGTAAAGTGTGTTCTTACTACTAATCAGAATGCCAAACAGTCTTGATACAGATTTTATTCAAGTTCGTACGGTTTATGCAAGAACTGCTGTAAATGGTTTTATTCCATCATCTCACATATTAATTGCAAATGGTGATGGAGGTACACGTTGGAATTCAGTTAGCTCTATTTTTCCAGTATCATCATTTAAAACAATACAAGGAAATAATTTGAGTACATTTTCGGCCGATTTATCAAATAATTTACTTAAGATAAGCACAACTGGTATTCAAGGAACCTTTGAATCATATGTTGATCCCCTTACAAGTACATTAATGTTAAGTAACTCATTACCACCCTATGTTGTATCACTTGGTTCAATACCAGCTGTAAACACAGGGGTACTAAATCCTGTCCCAAATCCAGAGTTTATAACACAGGTAACAGGTCAGTCTACAATCACATTTTTAGGCGTAGGAGATATTAAGTTTTCAACAATAACATCACAAAATGCTATATTTGTTTCTATAAGTACTTTTACATCAAGAGGGTACTCAACAATTAGCGGCGAAACCTTTAGCTGGCGCCCAACATTTAATTCAACCTTTTCAACTTCCTACGGCCGTCCATCATTTATAAGCTCTGTACCATTTAATAGTGCTACTTGGAACTGGGGTTCAAACTTAGCATTTTCAACACCAGCTACATCGCAAGATATGTATTTTAGTTCTATAACATTTAATATGGATCATATTGTACCATATATTGATCAGTCGGCAACATCAAGCACGCGTATCTTCGTAGAGTATAATCCTAACTTAATAATTTCTTCAATATACCAAGGACCCACATCACCTATATTAGAAGTATCAACATTTATACAAGTTGAAACCCCAAACGTAGGTCTACAAATATTTGGTGAAACAGTTACAACAAATTATATGACAAGTCAAGTTGTATTTCCATCTGTAGGTTCAAATTACTTCAGTCCTTCCATTCGTATGGAGATTGACCCATACGGCTCATTCTTAAGTAACTATTATGCAAATGGAGGTAATGTAGGAAATACAATGCTAATGACAATTTATCATAGATTTCCAAATGCAAACTCAAGCGGTGGTTCAACTGGATTTAGTAGCGTAACAGATATTACTAATCTTACATCAAAGCGTGGAGGGCTTTACATAAATCTTGTTAATCGATCTCCATTAGTTTAAATCCTTCACGTTTTGCTAAATCTTGAGCCCAGGTTTCTAAAGAGCCACGTACAATTGCTGTAGGACGATAGGGAAATGGTGAAAGGTAAACGGCATTTGACCATGAACCTTTACGAATCCAAGCAATATGGATATAGTTTCGTAAAACACTCCATTTCCAAAATTCACCCTGTCCTATAGAGTTTTCTGCAATGTTTCCACGAATTTCAATTTGGGTCCGATGTGTATCACTTGACACCTCTTTAGGGGCATATCGCTCTAAAACATCACATATACATGTGTACCATTCTAGGCAAGCCTTTGTTTTCCAAAGAGTTGCCTGAAATACGAATTTGTATTCATCATTCCGTCCTATAGGTGCCCATAGGGAGTCACCCATAATAATTTCAAGCGGTCCTGGGCACGGCATAAGGCGTGCAGAAACAAGATTATGTGTCGTGTCAAATCGTTCAAGCACATTTTTTAAAGCATCTGCATCTAATCCGCGTTCAAGGATAAAATCATCCTGCAGGGGTAGACAATATTTATAACGTGAAACAAGCTGCTCAAGTGCAGCACGACGACTATTAAGAAATCCTTTATCATCTTTCTCTAAAGGCAATATAATAACATTATATTTTGCCTTGAGTGAAACACAAACAGGATGCTCAGGTATTTCTGTAGCAAAGACACAATCCCAATTAAGCTCTGGAGCATAACGGCGTAACATTCCAAACATAAAGTCCAAAATGTAATAGTATTTTGGAGTAGAATTCACAAGAATAACAACATCCTTTCGCTCCATTAAATATAACTCGGCTAAAATCCTTAGACCTAAATAACGTGTGCTATATTTACTGTAGTATGCTCGCCCGTCACCCTAAGACGGGGGCTCCCATTCGTATTATGACATCTAATAGTTCAACCTGGAAGAATCAAAAAACTCTTGTTTGGCTGGATGGTAGTGAATCGTCAACAATTCCATGGAACCGCTGGGATGTTGGTGCAAGTAGTTTAGTAGCGTGGAGCAAGCTAATAGCAAAAGGTATAAAAGTAGATGTTTGTTATCCATCTAGTAGTATTGAAGAGTGTATAGAATGGTTAAAGGCAGGTCATGCAGAAAACTGTAAGATTATTGGTGTGCCTCAGGCTGTAATTGAGGCATTTACTTTGGAAAAGGTAGCCGAGTTTGGAATTACAAATATGGTATGTATGGAAGAAACTCTTATGCTGTATCCATATATTGATACAGTATGGGATGGCAGTGAGCAGGATGCTCGAGTTGTGCTATCACTTATACTACAATATGGAAAAACATTTCCTGTATCTCATACAAGCCATTCGGTAATAGCAAATGTATTAGGACTCTATGTTCAAGAGGCGTTACATACACCACCCCCACTGTATTTAATTACGCAATACTATAAACCGTCAAAGCCTGCTCGAGCAAAAGAAATCGATTATACTTTGAAAATGAATAATGAATGTAAATATATTGATAAGATTATATTATTAAATGAGTCAATGCACACACTTCCAGTAGAAAGTGATAAAATCGTTCAGTATAATATATCAGACCGTCTTCGCTTTGATATTGTAGTAAAGTGGATTTATGATTCTGTACCCGAAGATGCTCTTGTTTGTATTGCCAACTCTGATATTTATCTAGATGATTCGTGGAGGGCACTTAATTCAGTAAATATGGATTCAGTCTTTTTTGCCCTTTTGCGCTGGGACGACATGGAAAATTCAGAATCTCCCAAGCTTTTTGGACCTCGTGCTGATAGTCAGGATAGTTGGGTGGTTTCGGCACGGTCTGTAAAGGCGCGCACATGGAATTGGGAGTCATTACATTTCCCTTTTGGGCAGGGAGGTTGTGATAATGCCTTCACTATTGAAATGCTTCGTCAGAAATTTTTAGTTATAAATCCATGTATGACTCTAATTACTCATCATGTACACTCAAGTGGCTATAGAACGTATGACCCTGCTGATGTTGTGGAAAAGCCTACATATATGTATGTTAACCCTTCTGGAATTCACGATCTTAACCCTGTTACATCTTTTGTAAGTAAACCATATAAAGCAGTAGAGTGTATGTCATGTCCCTTAACTCTAAAGGGAACAATTACTTCTGCACAAAAGGCAACCCTTCTCACAATGCTTTCAAAGGATCTACAAGCCCCGCTTGTAGATGGGGGGGCAATACATACTGATTTTACAATCCCTCTGTACAATTTTAAAAATGTGTTTCAACTTTCTACGGGACTTCTTCGTACATATACATCGATTCTTGTGGGTCAATCAACGGCTGCTGCAACCGCTTGGTCAAATGAGGAAGTAAGTATTACTACCGCCTCAGTTTGTATTGAGGTGGGGCTTATTGCACCTTGCCCAGATATTATTGCAATGAATCCAGTACGATATTTACTTGAGTATATGGGAAAAATCTTCGTGCTACGTGCTTCAGCAAGTGACGCTAAAAAAGGTGAGTGGCTAGGAGCAAAGACACCTGAAATTATGGAGGCACTAAAAGTGTTTACGTGGGATGAAGATGTAATTCCTGTTATTGAGCGTACACCTAACTTTCAGAGCTGGTGTAAGAAGGCGTATACATGGATGCCTGAAGATGGTAATAAGGCACTTGTTACTCGAGCTGAAATAGAGGCATTACGCGAAGCTCTCTATGGTTGGACTGAGAATCCTGTAAAACGTAGAGTAGTATGTGTAGTTGATGACGTTTGGATTACAGATTCAGTAGTAACCGCTCTAGAAAATGCCTTAAATCCATCTATTGAACTATCATGTATATATCCTAATACATCAATTTCATCTAAGATTGCTTTAATGAATGGTGCATGGGGGCTTATTGTCTATGGTGGAAGAAATAGTGTTGAGCGTTGGGGATGCTTATGGGCACTTCCAAAGGAAGCGTATGTATGGGAAGTTCAGGCTGAGATTGCTCCATCTCTTGAATTGTACCAGACATCTGTAAATGCTTCTTTGAATCATAGATTTCACATTGTACCTCGTAGTACACCTACGCAGAATGATATTTTGCGTACTATTGAGGGAATAACTCGTATGTGTTTAAATGAGGCAACTTCATCATCCCTACAGGAGTCAAAAAAGCCACAGATTCTTATGCCACACAAGGATACAAAAGGATTTTTTGCCCACGCGGGTGATTCCTTTCGTGAGATGGTAAGTTTATGGGCTGAGCGTGGATATGTTGATGTTGTTGAAATTCAAGGATTAGAAAATATATGGTTAAATAGTATTGGACATACACTTCTCTATGATAGACCTACACTAGAGTGGCTAAAGGCATCCTGTCAAAGCGAGCGTGTTTATAAGAAGGCTCTATTTGGAAATCCTGCCCCTAGTGAGCCTAACTCGCTGGCATGGTCATTCTGGCCAAGACGTCCACGCCTGTTAGAGGATCTTGTAAGCCAGGGAGTTGGAAACTCAGATGATCGCAGTCTTGGCCTTGTATTTTACGGTCGGTCTGAAAATGCTGTTCAGCGCTCAAAGCGTCTTGATAGTTGGTCAACAGTGTGTAGTGAATTTATTCATGTTATTGGTGATAAGCCATATCCATTTAGCCAGCGCGGTTATCTAATGCGTCTTTCTAATGCTAAGTGGGGGCTCTGTTTAGCAGGATATGGTAGTAAGTGTCATCGTGAGATTGAATGTATGGCAATGGGATGTGTTCCTGTAGTATCCCCTGAAGTTGATATGACACACTATGCAAATCCTCCCGTTGAGGGCCTTCACTATTTTAGAGTGTCTGTTCCATCGGATGTAGAAAAGATTCGTGATATATCGGAAAGTAAGTGGAAGAAATGTTCTGAAGCCTGTAGGGATTGGTGGAAGGCAAATGCCTCAGCAGAAGGCATCTGGAAATTAACGCAGCACCTCTCAGAAAAAAATTGAAGTTCTTGAGCCTGTTTAGATTAATCACAATGAAGAAGATTATGATGATGAATGCACAAATACTTCCGATGAATATTTATGATTTGTGCGAGAAGAAGCCTAGCCTCTGGATAGCACCTCTTTCAGAGATTGTTATTCACACACTAACAGGGGCAGCCAGTCCGAAAAAAATTGAAGTGGCTACCCCCAGCAAGGTAACTACTCAAAATGAATCGTTCAGCCCTGTGTGATATTATCGATACCTGTAGCTGGGAGCTTCGTGAGCTTATGCAGAAGCGATGGGTGTTTGTTGCAAAGGCTGCATGGTCTGATGACGATGAAGCCTATGTAGATTATATTGATGATTCTTGCGATGCTCTTACGGAGATGATCGATAATGCTAAGCTAGCACTTGCAAGCAGTTAAAAATGCTCTAATGTTTCAGGAATATAGCGAACAGTTAGAAATATTATAAAGACTCCTAAGACATATAATACTAGTCTGTTAAAGGAATTTTTATTGGAAACGTGTTGAATAAATTCTTCAAATATTCCCCATACACATGCCCACCATACAATAACAACAGCACTGTATAACAGAAATGTTTGAGCGTCTAATACTTTAGGAACTTTCATACTAACTATATTGATATATTTTATGCCCTGGCAAAATTAACCTAAGCCGACGTTACCTTAAGCCTACGTTATATACAACTATAGATACGATGAAAACAGTTACACTAAATGTACCGGATTCATTTCAATTACCAGCTGTATACACATCAGAAATCCTAGACACAGTTTCAATCGCTCTTTCACTTGGTGCAGAAGCGTATGACACTCTTTATATGAAGGCTATGGATCGGGCGCGTCACGAAACAAGCACTGAGCTCATCAAGGAGATTTCGGAAACATATTCCCAAAAAATGCGTGATGCTCAAGAAACTGCCGATGCTCAAATGAAACGCCTTCGACAGGAAAAACAGAAATTTGAAGAGGCTCTTTTACTTGTAAGACATCAGTTAGAGTTGTATGAACAGAGCTCAGCCTCAGTACGTACTGAAGCAACGGCCTCTGCACGAGAAATGTATGGAGAGCTTCTAACATCAAAAGAAAAACAGATTGTTCGGCTAGAGGGTCTTCTAGAAAAGCAGATTGAAACAGTCGTGGGAAAGGTTGATAATTTACAGAACTCAATCACGCGGACCTTCTCATCTTCGCGTGATAAGGGAGCATATGGCGAATCCGTAATGGAGGGGCTATTAAAAAAGGCATTTGACTGTGAAATTATTGTAGTGGCAAAGGAGGCACAGAACGCCGATATTCGTATGATTCGTAGTACTGAATTTGAATATCTTTGGGAATCAAAGAACTATACTCGTATGGTATCAAGTGAGGAAGTGGAGAAATTTCGCCGTGATATGCGCCTACATCCAAAAGTCCGTGCCGGTTGTATGGTAAGTTTACGTACAGGTATTGTAGGACATTCACGCGGTGGTGATATTGATGTTGAATTTATGGAAGATGGGCGGTGTATATTATTTTTAAGTAATTTCCTAAGTCGGGAAGACCCGATTTTTTATCTACAGACTCTTCGCCCTTTTTTTGATGTGTTAGAAGCAAACTCAATGCCTCTAAAGGAAGAATCGGAAACCCTACGAGGATTAGAGGCAAAGGCTACACTTATTACAAATCTTCTACGTAGCCATGCCACCTCTGTAGCAAAGCACCGAAACTCAATTGCTACACACCGAAAGCGAATTGATACAATGTTCTCAGAGTTTCATGGTTATATTCTTGAGGCTGATAGCCAACTACAGACTCTTTTACGAATTGCTGTAGGGAATGATAGTGTTGTTGAAAATGTTCAAGTAGAAGTTGCAACAATTCTTCCTTCTATCTTCAAAAAACAGAATCTAACTGACTACGACCCACGTCAAAAACAGTTTATTAGTTGGCTCTTAAGTATTTGTTCGGCTAAGGAAGGGGCAACAGTTGAAATTAAAACAATTATTGAGGCAGGTAAGGCAAAGGGGTTTGGTGAAAAATGGATTCGTGACCTTCGTGAAGAAGTCTTTCAAGATACTGCATGGCTAAGAGGTGCCCGTTTTATTAATGGTCTTGTATTAAATAATACGGTTTAAATATGAAATAAGTCCTACAATACTTGCTACGCCAACAATAAATCCTGTAACAACCCCGTGCGTATACATCATATTAACTGATTCCCTATTTGTAAAGATAGTTTCCATACGATCAATTAGCTTGTGGCGATTTAGTTCGTTTACATTGTTCATATTATTCATATCTTCAATACTAATTGTGTATTCAGTATGTCCAGGTGTTACTGGCAGTGGCGTATGCTGATTGTTTAATACAGTCATATTCATTTCTATAACTTTTATAGACATGAGTATAACTCTCAATTTTTAACAGGCTATAATAATATTAGTGTGGACTAATCCGCTTCTTTTTCCGGGTAGGTTTCTTAGCAGACTTGCTATTATTTTTAAAGGTTAATACGGTATCATCTTGTTTATCATATACAATTCCACTTACTGCCATTTCCTTATCCTTCCGTTTTTTGGAATAATGCTTATACAACTGTGAATAATCATCTGCTACATCACATGTTGGACAACCCGCTTTTTTATGCTGTGATGTATTAGAGTCATTGGTTCTAGGCCCAATATAAGTTCTATAAAAGTCCACTAACACATCAGGATGTTGAAGTATTTGAACACCCTTTAGAATTGATACAGATGTCATATAGTATTCAATGTGAGTTTCAATCGGAAAGGGCTCTTCAAGAAATTTTTTGGCGGTTTCTCGTGTAATCAAATAGGAGTGTGCTGCTGTAAAACTATGTACCTTATTCCAAGGCTTTTCAGAGCTTAAGTGTTCAATAACAAGTGTCTTAGGATAGTATCCTATAATCCACATGCCACATGTATCGGGAATTGTAGGTAGAATTTCATTTATTTTTTCAATGTACTCAGGAAACCATACTGCATCATCTTCCATAATAATACAACATGGTTTACCAGAATCGTAGAATTTTTGCCAAGTCTTAATATGACTGATAGAAGCACCAATTGCTCCAAGTGTAGCAATTTCATAATGTGAGCGCCGGTAATTACGAAAAATACGCAAGCGAGTTCCAATAGAAATACGCTTTTCTGTTCTGTATTTTAACTCCTTACCATTGACTGCAGATATACGTTCTAAATGATTAAATTTACGAACAGCTTCATTAGACATAAATCGTTTCCAGCGATCTTTACGTTCATCCATATTAATTACGTAAACTGGAAGGTCTATTATATTTTTTATTTTTTTACAAGCCCCTTCCATTTCCTAGCTAAGCATTATTTTTTTTATAGGCGGCCTGCTTTGCTTTTTGTTGAATTCCAGTTTGATAGATTCGAGTAGCTGCCTCAACGGTTAATACCTTAGGGTCAATACCACTCGGAAGTCCTACAAACTTTCTATTTTTATTAACATCCTTTTTGAACATATATACACCATACGGGCCTTTACGAAACTCAAATGGGCCAAGTGTATGAAGAACAGATTCGGTTTTTGTCTTAAGTTTTTCATGTATAGCATCAAGTGTATCAGTTTCTACCCATGGAATTTTTATCGTCTTCCAAGAAATATAGGTACCGAAAGGTCCGCTTGCGCGGATAATAGGAAACCCTTCATACATTCCAAGATTTGAAGACTCCTTTTCTTTCTTTGCAAGCTCTACATGTTTACTTGCAATTTCTTCAGTTATAGTTTTGAAAGTAACACCTTCTGGCCAGCCATAGAAGACGGCAGAGCCATTCATTTCAATAAGTAATACAGGACCCTTTTTGCTCTGTACTGCTGTAATACCATTTGTAAAGGTGCGTTTCCGTGTAGATTGTGTTTCTGTATTCGACTTAGCATCTTTTAGCCGCTCATAAGATTCTTTGTAAGAATTCCATGTATCATGACAAAGCCGTTTCCATTCTTCCTTTCCATCACAAATCATATCAAGGCGAGTTTCCATCTTTTTAGTAAATTCATAGGCAAAGAGGGTGGTAAATTCATTAACACAGAATTCAAGAACACGAGTGCCAAGCTCGGTAGGCACTAGTTTTTGTTTTTCCCCACCGGCTTTTTTCATAGTAATTCCTACAGTAACTGACTCAGCATTTGGAAAGATAGATAAAGTTTTTACTTGAATTTCACGTGGTGGACTGTCACGAATTTCAACATATGCCTTATCTACAATTGTTCCAATAAGTGCAGCAAACGTACTTGGACGCCCAATTCCACGCTTTTCTAGGTCACGAACAAGCGTTGCTTCAGTATAGCGGGGTGGTGGTCGCGAGTCCTTGGGAGCACCAGTAATAGATGACCATGTAATTTGTGAGCCAACACTAAGTGCTTCTCCAACAGCCCAAGTATCTAAGGTAGGCTCTTGCTCTTCTTCATCGAGATTCGCAATTTGCTGGGAAACTTGCCGCCAACCAGTAAAATTAATTCGTCGCCAAACTGCTTTCCAATCAAATTCACACGGGTCACCATCCGCTTTAAAGATTACAGTGCGAATTTCACCCTTACAGGAAGCCATTACACTTTGTATAGTACGATTCCAGATGAGCGAATAAATCTTGCGATCCATGCTTGACCAATCTTCATCTTCTGGAAGTCGATTTGTTTCCATATGTGTGGGGCGAATTGCTTCGTGTGCCTCCTGTGCACCTTCTGTACTCTTTTTCTTAGAAAGACTTGCTCCAACATATTCACTGCCATACGTGGCTGTAACATGCTCTATTGCTTCTTGTTTTGCCCCCTCTGAAAGATTTGGATTATCCGTACGCATATAAGTAATATAACCCTGTTCATACAGTCGCTGTGCCGACTGCATAGTGGCCTTAGGATTTGATTTGTAGAGTGCCGATGCCTCTTGTTGAAGAGTTGAGGTAATAAGAGGATTAGGGGCGGTTTCTGTAAACCCTTTTACTATTGAAGAAGATACATGTGCTGTATGTTCATTGCTCAAATTTTCCATGTAATTTGTTGCAGATGTTTCATCCTCTAGGGATTCAGTAAGAACTGCTTCAAATGGGGAATCTTTTGACCACGTTCCTTTAATATTCCATACTGTATTTACAGTAAAGGATTCCACTTCTTTTTCACGCTCAACAGTAAGACGAAGTGCTGGTGTTTGACACCGTCCTGCAGAGAGCCCGTTTCCAATGGATTTCCATAAAAGGGGAGAAATTGTGAATCCAATAAGCATATCAAGAATTGCTCGCGCCTGTTGAGCATTTACACGATTCATATCAATTGCTCTAGGAGTTTTAAGCGCGGCAGTAATAGCTTCTTTTGTAATTTCACGAAACACAATGCGTGGGGTGCTAAGTGGAAGTTTCAAGAGAGTTGCCACAGAGTATGAAATCATCTCACCTTCGCGGTCATCGTCCGATGCTAGAAAGATTTTTGTAGCCTTTTTTGCCGATTCTTTAATCATGTCAATTGCCTTTGACTTTGTTTTCATAAAGGCATAGCGTGGTTCAAAATTACGATCAATGCCAATTGCGTCAAGATTTTCTTCAAGAGAACGGATGTGCCCCATTGTAGCAATCACTTTCCAGCCAGGACCTAAGAAGCCTTGGATTTTAGAGCATTTTGCTGGTGATTCAACAATGAGAAGAGAGGTCATGGTAGTTAGTATACTACTAAAAAGAGTGGCAATTTTATTAACGGCAAGTGCCAAAGTTAAGTACCCCTTCTAGGGGTGCTTAAGTGGAGCATACTTGCATACAACATGCTAACGGGATTTATTAGACCTTACCCCTTTAGAATTGTACAAGGTATGTTCCAGTTCATACTGTAGGGAAACACCCCTGTATTATATGCAAGTCCTTCTAGTGTATCTGATATTTTAGATTCTTGCGTACTATCAATAAGAACCCATTTATTTGAATTATAGAATATAAGATAGGCTCCTGTTATTGAACGCCAAACCCCCTTTTTAAAATGAATTGTTTTAGGGTCTTCTTTATACAAGCCACCGATATCTTCTTTAACCATAAGAAGAAATGACTTTGTATAAATATATTCATCAGAATCTACGTATTCTTTAATTACAGATATGTATCCATATGTTGAACTTGTTTTAGAAACATGATCAAAGAGTGAGCGATCCATTAAATATTCTTGAAATATATCTTTATTGATATATCTACCTTTATAAAATGTGTGATTTGCGGTTTCTTCAGTAATACCTGCTAGATGAAAGATTGGTAATTTATTAAATCTATCGATGCCATCTGTTGCCCACGAAAATTCTAGCTCAGGAGCAATTCTTGTCTGCTTTCCTAATTTCCAATAATTCCATAAAACACCCCACATATCAGCAGTCCATGATTGTATGTGATGATGTATAGGGTATTTTACTTCATAATCTTTTAGAACAGAAAAAAGAGCATTTGTCGATGTTTCGATTTTATCCCAGTATTCAGATGTAACATTTTTTAGAAGATACTGAGCACCTCCTGAATGTGAATCGTTTTGTTTTATCATTGATTCTGGAATATCCATTACTTCACACATTTTTTCTAAAATGTGATTGTCTGATAATTCGGGATAAACGGCTTTATAACGTTGACAACATGTTTTAATATATGTATGATTTATGTATGAAGATGTATCTGACATGTATCCATAATCATCATTAACTAAATTTTCAAATTTAGGAAGTTTTATAAATAATATGTCGGAATCGTGATAAAATACAGTGCGTCCAAGTTTAGGAAACTCTTTGAAAAACTCTTTTAATAAATGGGGGCGAATTGACGGAATATAAAAGTTTTTTTGATTGAAGTTACGATTATCTTTATACAAAAAGACATTATAACGTTTTGCAAGACTCTGAGCATATTGAGAAGGGCTGTCACCCTGATATCCAAAAAGAGCATAACAGCGATGGCCAATTCCGTACTTTGAAAACTGGTATAAATATAATTCGACCTGCCAATGAAAATACTGTACATCAGGCTGTGCAGTAATAAAAATCATGTTCGATGATTCAATTGCATCCAATGTTTTTGTCATCCTATTTTTACAATCTGACAAAAATATTGGTTAAGATGCGCGCGTTACCGTGTTGTGCCGTATTTAATAGTCGCCTTAAAGGCGACTATTAAATCAGCCTACAACCCTATGATGGCGCACCCGATAGACTCGTCTATCGGGTAAGCCTGGCATACGAGCTATGCTCGTATGCTCGGCAAGTATGCTAGATTTAAGCACTTCTTCAGAAGTGCTTAAATTTGGCACTTGCTGTTAATAGGCAAACATTAATCCTCCACGTCCTGCATACACACGAAATATATTATATGTTTGTGCCCAAGCATATACTATATAGCGAGGAAAGGTTGTAGATGATGTTACACCACGGTTTGAATTGAACTCAAGTTGCAGGGATAACTTTATAATTTTATCTAAATTTGCTTCTCCACACGGTTGTGATGGGGGTAGTCCCCCATGATTTAAACCAAAATGTAAACTATAGTAATACCGATTGACAAATGGCGACTTTTTCATTTCATAGGATGGTAAAAGTGAACGAAATATTGATGGTGATGCTGTATTGTAGCGAATAAGACTTCCTTCATATACAAGACTAATAGAGGCAATTGGTTCTGAATTACTAAAAACATAGGCCGGCTGTATGGGTGATGGATATTTTGATATGATTGGTAGTGCATTTGGCCACCACGGAACAGTGCTTCCTACTCCAGAAAGATCTCTTGTTGCAAGGAAATGAGCATTATAAAGTGAGGCTTCATATCGCTGTGCATAAAAGAAAATATTCCGTGTTGGATTTGGGATTTTGAGAGAAATATTTGCTCTTGAAGAACCATTTGTATCATATGGTTCAAATAGATAATGTTGAGTAACAGGTACTTCAATATCTGAAATACGAAATCTATTTGCTTCTGGAGCATCTAAATATATGTATTCAGCCATGATGTAGCAATCACCTATAGAAATACTCGGTGGCATTGATACATTAGGAATAACTGATGCAAGTGTACTAACTGCTGTATTGCCGGTAAGACCATAAACAGGTGTTCCAGTTAGTGATGCCATATAGAACTTAGATGATAATATTGGGAAATAAGCAGAGCCCGGTGTATTAGATTGGCTGGGTGGAACTACCTGTTGTGCACTAGATACATATAGACTTGTAACTGGGGAAAATTGTAAGACAAGTTTAACTGGATCAGCAGCAAGAGCATCAATCGGTAAATAAATACCTGGATCCCCTCTACTAAACCAAAATGGAAGGGGTGTTACCGTTGTAGGTGGGTCAGCATTTACTCCATTATTTACATTAAATTGTGGAAAATTTACCATATTTCTTGAAAGAAGTTTATTTGCAAGTTCAACCTTTTCAAGTGGAGTGTAAAATTCATCGAGAACCTCTAAAAGTCTTCCGTCAATTTGTTCAACTCTAACACCACCTATTGTGACAGTTGCTTCTTGAATAAGAGCGTGACCTAGTGAGTTTGTCCATGTAAAATATGGACCTAGAAAGGGATTTCCTAAACTTGTAGCAATTTGTTTAGCTGCTATTTGGGGTGTATCTATGTTTGGCATAGTTGCTACAAGATATAAACGGGAAACAAGATGCCCTTTTCTTGGAATTGTTATAGTAGATTTTGTTCCAAAATTAGGTGCTGTATCAAAATCTAGGCGAACCCATTGTGTTGTAAATCTTCCTGCTCGAATAAGAACTTTAGAAAATAATTCAATATTTGGATTACCTTTTGTAGGCATAAGTCTTGAATCTTGAATTCCGCTATGGAGCACTCGCAAGAGTGCAGCAACCATTTCTGTAGTAAGTAAAAGAAGTTAGTTTAGACCAAACATTAAATCCTAGCTATAAAGAGCATGGATTTACCACTTATATATAGTGGATTAGCTGGACTCGGCTTGGGTTCAATAGTATCTGTTGTTTTTAACATTTATAGTGTATCAAGTGCAAATAAACTTTCGTATTCATTATTTGGTGTAGATGTAGTATCTTTTATAACAACAGGGACGCTATTTTTTATTGGTTTAATAGTAGCATTTCTCTCCGGATGCTCAATATTGATTCGTGATTTAGCATACCCAAAGGCGCATCCAATTAAATTTACAATTGAAACTTTATCGATGGCAGTATTTTCTTCGGTTGTTGTTTTTATTATGACAGTACTGCGTGGATACACAATTAATTCATATACATGGATTGAATTTACGGCACTCTTTGTTAAATTTGGAGTATTACATATTCTTCTACAATTTTGTGGAGTGTATACCTTATTATTTCCCTTTAATGTAAAAGCTCAGTAATTAGAAAAACGGATTAATAATAACTATTAGTATTAGAAATATGTCCTACATGGGATATTTAGAAACATTTCAAAATGAGGCAATAAATAATGGGGCAGTTCCTACATTATCATCAATAGAAACCTCTCAAGATGTATCAGATTACGTAAAAAATCAGATAGATGTAAATTTAGTACCAAACATAACGACAGAACTACAAAGTTTACAAACAGCATTTGATAATTACAAAGCATCAACTACAGCAGTAAATCCCCTTTTATCAGAGAAAAATCAGTTAAATACTGCTATTAGAGAAAAACAACATAGATTAAATGAACTAAATCAGCTTGATGAAACATATACTCAGAGTTATTTAGACTTTAAGGCAAGTCCTCCAGTTGGGGGTATTTTCTCAAAATTCGGTTTACGAACAACACAGGATTGGACAATTGCTTTTTTTTATCTATCATTTACCGTATTTTCAATTGTTATTTTACTCTATGTCTTTATAAAATCACAACAAAAAATATATGCTTTCTTTTTTACATTTACCCTACTCTGCATCTTTGTCCTTTTAATAACCGTATGGATTAGTTATTACGGTTAACTCTTAGTGTTTAGACGGTCATTATCCCAAGCAAGTGCATCTTCATCTGTGGTAAATACTTTAATTGTTGTCCACTTATTTGCTCGCTCTGGACCACCGTATTTTGAAATGAGACGCTCTAGTATCTGCGATGCAGGAATAGAGCGTACCTTTGACTCTTTTACCCAATTTGTAAAGATTGATGTAATCTGGCTTGTCGTAATAGGCTCGGTCTTACAATCAAGCTGATCTTCAAGTGTAACAGGTTGGCGAACACGGTCTGATTCAAACTTTGCTGCAATATCAAACTTTTCCTTATACTTTGTACTTGCTTCAAGTACAATATTAGGAACCGGATTTAGACCATTTTTAATATACTGGGTGCTATAAATGTGTACAAGAAGCGATAGGAAAGGCTCACGCCAGCTACGAAGTTTCTCATCAAGCTTAGGATCACGTGGAAAGGTATTTGGCTTTTTCGTACTTAGGTCGATATGTCCATCTGGTACAAAGGTTGACTCAAAAGGCACTACACGAATACGACGCCAAGTACCCTCATCCATTGAGGTTACGGGAGGAAGTTCATTACACATCATACAAATCTTGCCACTGATCCGAAACTTTTCCTGCTCACCATAAAGCTGTCGTGCTTCAATCATATCCTCTCCACTAAACTGTTTCATGATGCTAGTATTGATTGGCTCCTTTTCATCTGGCTCCTGCATGTAAATGAAGCGACGATTCTTTGTAACCATGAGCTCTGGATTAGCTGCACCTGCCTGAGGACGGCTGCGCGTTAAGACAGTAGAAGCCATCGAAGTTTGATAGTCGCCAAAGGTAAGACGCATAAGTTCAATCAGTTTAGATTTACCATTACCACCACGACCTGTAAATGTGTAATAACACTGCTCACGATTTGACCCTTCAAGACATGATGCTAGAAGACGGAGTACATAGCCACAGAGGTCTTTTCGCGGAAAGAGCTTTGTAAAGAAGTCAGCAAGCTCAGTTTGGCGTGGATCAGATGGGTCATATGGTGTGTAATTAATGGGCTCGGCATCTGGAGGATTACGACCAGCCAAGAAACTAATATAATCTTCTGGACGTCCTTGACGAAAGATAACACGTTCAGTATTACCCTCTTTTGCGCGCAACTCAATAACACCATTACGACAACCAAACAAGAAGGGATCCACATTTAGTTTATTCATGAATTCTTCCTCACAGAACTGCTGCGTGGCCATTTTCATTACAGATTCTGTGAATCCGTTTGTGTATAGTTGGCTTTGAACCTTATGAAGATCCTTAAACTTTTTTAAGAGCCATTCCTTACGCTCTGCAGGTGTATTTGGTGCACCCTGTTGTCTAAGAATCATTTCAGAAGTTGCATGCACTTCTAAAGCAACATCTACGCTAATCTTTGTGCGTAGCTCAATACCCTGATTAATCTTTTTCCACATGTTGATTTCATCATCATATTTGAACCATTCTGTTGACTTTGGATTTACAGATGCAACATAAGTATTTCCGTACATCTTTTTCATAAGACTAGCAATATGAAAGTGTGATCCTTCTACTTCAGATAGGATGTATTCTGAAATGTTACCCTTGATAATAGAATCGTATATTTCTGGATTGTCATCACGTGCCCACTTTCGTAGTGAGCGCTCGGTAAGACGCGGGCCATCGCCCAGTTTGTTCATACCACGAAACCAATTCATGCGAATCTTTGACCAATCCGTTTCACCTGACTTTCCAGACTTTTCACTGAACTCCTTATACAGATTAAACATCTCTTCGGTCTGTGAAATGTTATTTAAACACCAGCCAACCCGAATCCACTTCTCGTAATCTTCCCACCATTGCTCTTTCAAGCATTCCATAACAAATCGGCGAATCATTATAAACTCCTGCTCACCTACAGTCTTACCAGAATAAAGGTAGTTGATTGCATCAATAATAGCATTTTCACCTTCAGTAGGTACGCTAACTGAAGGGGGCTCAGTGCTAATTGGAGCTGTTAATAGAGTCTGGTACATATCCATCGATTCGCTCTTTACTTCATTAATATCCTCTACAATGTTGTAACGAACACTAAGGAGTTCAATCAAATCCCGAGAGGAATACTCGCTAGTCATTTCTTGAACCCAGATGTTTTGACGCGGATTATAGGAAATGACTGCTTCAAGTTGATAAGCTGGAATACTTGGCTTTGAATCACCAAAGAAGATCCAGCCTTGCTTGCGAGTCATAGATTCATCATAAACATTATCATCTGAATTTACATATCCAGTATTAGCAAAGGAATCACGTACATAATTTTTAGATAGAAGCCACTTACGTAATGCAGCCTGCTTCTCATTTGAAAGAGAGATATCAGGGCATAATATATGAACACCATCCTTTTGTTTTGAACCTTCCTTGTACGGTGCTGGGCGCAAAGTTACAAAGAAGCGAAGTGTATCATAGGGCTCAAGTGAGAAGAACTCCTGAAGACCCTCAACAATGCGATGAATAAAGCATTCAATATGTGATACTCCGAACGCACGAGTAAGACTCGTATCTGCTGAATATCTGAAATCCAAGTCAATAAGAAGAGGTTTCGGCTCACCCTTTTTTGGTTGCTCTACAAAGTTCATACAGCGCCCATGCTTTACGAAAAGGTAGTCATGAAGAAGATTGAGAAAGGCAGGATATTCTTCATCCGAAATCTTCCAACGCCCTTTAATCTCTCCCATACCAGTCATTGATGCATTAGCTCCATCAGAAGGGCTAGCACGATGCAACGCAAGAAACCGACTCAACTCATGCTCATTATACAATTCCGTATTTGTCGCCATCTTTGCTATACTTTTTTTTTGAGTGGCCGGCCAAGCAATTTTTGTTAGGGCATCTCTTTCATCATTGCTTCCCATGAATGTGGAAAATAGGGCTGAATAAGCTCACAAACAGCATTTGCATACATCTGGATTTCCTTTTGAGCATGGGAATCAGTACGAAGGCGACATAGGCGAACATATGCTGCCAGTGAGCCGGTTTCAATAAATTCGGTATACATCGACTGTGGAAGAATGCTACGTGCAATTTCAGGGGCTACATTTGAGAGTAACATTTTATCATATGCATCAAGAGCAACTCCTACGGCATCAATGTACATTTGACGAACAGTTTCATTTGTCGGTACAACAGTCGGTTTAGAGCCCTGCTTAAGGTTTGCATCACGCTCTCGGAATTCATCAGGAATCCAAATTGACGGAGGAGAATCAACATAACGTCTACTAATTTCATTACGCGATAGGCCTACTGTGTGGCGAAACCATTCACGAGCAATAAAAATAGGCATCTTAAGACGAAGTCGAATTTGTGGATGAAAGAATGGACTAATATGCTCATGCTTTGCTAGATACTTAATTAGGCCTACATCCTGTTTAGATAATTCAGTTGATTCCTTTTCAAATGAAACACGAGCTGCATTGACAACAGTTAGGTCTGAGCCAAAGGTTTCAATAAGCTCTACAAAACCATCATTTCCAATACGAATCTCCTTATTCATTAATATATAATATTATAGCATGTTTAACCCACTTGCTCTTAGTAAAATTGCGAGTCTAGTAACCTAACTTATTAGTAGGACAGTAGACTATGAAGTTCTGTAGCTGTGGCTTTTACTTCTATTTGGATGTAAAGGATTCAACATGTGTACGAATCTGTAGAAATTGCGGCACAACTGAGGCGGAAACTACTGGTGTTTTAGTATCAGAAACTGTTGTAAAAGAGCGCACTAGTGAGGCGTATAAACTAGTAAATGAGTTTACCCGGCAAGATCCAACTCTTCCTCATCTAAAGACAATGAAGTGCCCACGTGGCGACTGTGATTCTAATACTGGTACAGCAGAAAAGGATGTTATCTATATTAAGTATGATCCTGCAAACTTAAAATTTCTATATATTTGTAATGTCTGTGGTGAACAGTGGCGCTCTCGTTCATAAAGATATTTATGTTAACAATAGGATAATAACGTCTAACGGCAAGTGCCAAAGTTAAATACCCCCTTTTAGGGGGTACTTAACTTTAGCAATACACGGTAGCATTTAATTTAACTACTAGACGTTACTAGATTTTGTATATTTTTATTAGTGATGTATAGGTATGACCTACGGGTTTGATACAGAAAAATCACGAATAAATAACTCTAGTACATATAAAAAGACAAAACAATCATATCCGATTTATGAGCCCAATATTAATGTAAGAAATATTACAGAAAAACGTAATTCTAAATTAAATACTTTACGAAATATTACACAAAAAAAACAACATGGTGGTCGAGGTATTGCAAGTCGTGCCGCAATTGATAAAACAGCTGCTGCAATAACTTCCCGAAATATGAAGGCTTCTGCAAGACGTAGTAGAGTTGAGGCAGCAAGAAATCGATACGGATATTCTAAACGAACAAATGATGCAGTAAAATTTGTTTTTAATGAGAATCCTTCTGCAAGTGATAATATCTTAGAAAGTATACAAGAATCTGCTCGTGCTAAATTAGAGCAAGAACGAGCATTTGTAAGAGAAAGAGCAATTCAAAATATTGGTGTGACCCCTGTAGTTGCATCACAATATGCTGATCCTATAAATTTTGATAACAGTACTGGTTCACAGCTTGCACTAGTAAGAATGGCAATGATAACAGAAGAATCGCGTCAAATTCAATTGTATAATAGAGGATTTCAACAGGGACTTTTGAGTTTGGTTGGAAAAGATATTGGAAATGTAGATACATCATTTATTCCTGGAAACGGTTTACCTAACTCGGAAAATTCATTAGAAGTAGATAATTTAAGAGATGCTATTGCGCAAATATTAATGGTAATAGAAAATGCTGCTGATAATGCACATAAGAGTGAACAAGACTTTATTAGATTTACTGCTGAGCTTAATACAGAAAATAATACTGTTCATATACCTCTTATAAATGAGATTAATGCTATTTCTCAAAATATTGTTAATAAAATATTTAGCATATACAGTGATAGTGATTCTCTAATAGAGTCTATAGTGAATGTAAACAAAAATATATTAGATTATTCAAGAGAATTTAATAGTTTGTCTTCACGTCTTGATGAAATTATAGATACTATTTCAAATACGCCAGATTCAATTGATATAAGCAAAGCACTTAATGATTATAATACAGCATTAACTGAATACACAAATTATATATCACCGCCGGTAAATACAAGTGCTGATACCATGAACACAATACGTAATAACATTTTAATAAAATTATCACTTATACGTGATGATTTAATAACACGAAACGGTAATATAGAGAAGTCTAAAATACAAGCAAAAACACAATTAGATACTGCATCTAGTGCAATTAAAGATATTCCAGGACAAAAAGAGCAAGCAACTAAGGATTTTTTTGAAAAGATTCCAAATGGATTAAGTCAAACTGATATTAATAATTACCGTGCAGATATGAAAACTTATGAAACTGCTGTAGGTAAGCGTACTGGTTATACAAATGAAAGCTCAAGATTAACAGATAGCTTACGTCCACCCAATGATCATTCAAATTTAGAATCTTTAAATACTGATGTAAAAACTGCATATGACAATTTAAATGATCCAACTATTGGATTAATTGCTGTAACGGAACGTCTTAAAGACCAACTAAGACCAACTGACACAACACCTGTGCTACAATTAGTTCCAAATCTTGATCCTGAAACGCTTATTACTGCAGAAAGATTAAAACTTGATGGTCCATCTAAAATTTTAGGGGATACTTTAATAGATGTAAGTGTTATTAATAAATTTTTAAAGAACAATTTAGAGCCTACGAAGAATTCATGGAATACCCTTCGTTCAGAAATTACTGTTAGTGACCCTCCAACAACACAAACTATTGATGAAATTAAAAAAGATATAGGAACTGCTCGGACTAACTATAATAGTAGAATTGCTGTTTTATTAAAGGAGGTTTCATCTGGATTTCGTACGTTGTATAGCATATCAGAATCACAAAATGATAGTAAAAAAGGTGAAAAAAGAACTGCTAAGAATACTGCATATAACTCAGCAAGTGCTGCAAAAACACAATACACAATAAATTTACTGTTAGGTACTCCAGGACTATCTAGTAAAAAATCTGAGCTTAAAACTTTAGAATCAGACTTACCATCTAAAAAATTTTTATTAGAATCGTATAAGTCTATACTAGGTGTGTTTAGTGCAAATGTAGGAGTAGATGGTTCAGATCGTTTTAATCTTTTAAAAGTTAATTTAATACCTGAATTAAAAAATTCGATTAGAACCCTAGAAGAAGATATAGGTGGTTTAGTAAGTGCTACTACTGATGTACCTCCAACCTTTACACTTGAAATGCCAATAGCACCAGTAAAAGTTGATAATCCAATTGAAGCTTTAGATGCTAATAAAAATTTTTTAGAATTTTATATATCATTATTAACTAAATATAGGGATGATATAAATTTACTAATAAAAAATAAAACTACTAGAGGTATGCTATCAATAACTCTTGATGGAAATAAACGGGATATGTCGACTTTAGTGAGTTCAAAAGCTATAGAAAAAGCTAAGTTTATTTCTAGTAAAAAAACTTGGAATAATAATTCAAGTAGTCTTAAAGCTACTTATGCTACAAGATATGGCTTTATTACAGAAAAACAGATGGAACTTAGTAGAACAGCAAGTAGCATAAGAAACAAAACATCCCTTTTAGCAAGTGCAAATGATAGTGTAATAGAAGTGAATTATCTTAATAGTAATTTTCCGTTTAACACTCCTGTAACACTTTCAAGACTAGTAATGCTAGCATTTATTAAACGTATTATAGGTGTAAAAAAAGATATTGCAAATACTGATACTACTATTTTAAATATAAGTAATACTCCATCACCTATAGCTGCAGAAACTGGAAATCTTGCCATGTGGAGTATAATAAAGAATACTGCTGAAGGTAAATACAATACAGCAGATGCAAGTGTAAAAAATAATGATACTAGTATCTATAATTTACAAAGGCAAATATTTTTAAATGAGCAGATAAAGGTTGAATTAGTATTTAACTTTTTTATTAAAAGGGCTAGAATAGATTTTACTGGTTTACAAACCACCTATAAAAATTCAAAAGACACAGACGCTGGACTTAAAAAAGGGAAGGTCATTTTATCTGCTGATAACTATCGATTTGCACAAGATGTAAAAAATAATCCCACTTTTAATTTAGAGGGAATAAAAAGTGAGGCTGGTACGTATCGTTCTAGAGTAAAAGAAATTACAGATAAAGAGAAGACTTTACAGGAATATGAAAGTGAGCTTACTGATTTATTTAAAACTATGGATAAATATGATAGCATACTTGGGCTAACTACAGTTAAAAGAAGAGATAAATTAAAAGCTGATATTGAAGCTCTTTTGGGTACAATAGAGAATACCGTAGAAGATATAAAGACAAAGGTTGAAACAGTGAGTAAACCTAAACCGGTAGCCTTTACTGATTCGCCGCCGGCTCCGCCAGATGAGTCTGCATTAAATAATGAAAGAACTAATCTAAGAAATTTAGATGGAGATATGGCTTCTGTTAAAAAGAATTTATCATTTTTTAACAGTATTATTATGATGATAGAAACATTAAAAATAAGACTTGCTGAAAGATTTACTTTAAAAAATTATCAAAGTAATAAAGATAAATATGTAGATGCATATGGTGCTGAGAAGGCAGATTCACACACGAAAAAAGTAGATGCACTAAATGATGCCAAAGCTGTAAAAGACGCAATTTCTCTATCTAAAAGAGATGAATTAGTTGAGCATATTAAAGGGCAGACAATTAAAAATGATGAACTTGCTAAAATTTTAGAGGATATTAATATTTTAAATGATATATTAGATAAGTCTAGACAATATAAAAAATACGATAGACTAGGAAATTTAGAGGATATTCAAACTAGAATACTTGATTTAATACGGCGTAGAAATGAACTTGATTCTCAAATTGCTAGATTAAATGAGCTAATTTCTCGAATTAACACACGTTTACAAGATTCACGTCTATCAGAAAAAGACCTTCAAACTCTAAGAGATGAACTAGCTAAATTACAAGACAAGTTAAGTCGAATGGAGAAGGAGCGTATAAATATACGAGATTTTCTCATAAAATTGGAAATCCTATTAAGACAACTTCGTGAAGATATTAAAAGTCTTGAGAGTATCCAGAAACCTGATGTAAAACCAGATTTAAGACCAGATCCAAGGCCTGAAAATTCTAATAGACCATTATTAGGAAGATTGGCAAAATTTATGCCAATAGTTGGACTTGTAGCATTGGCAGGTATTGGAGCTTTATTTAATCCAACAGATCCTCGTCCAAAGCCTCGTGTACCGACAACAACAGTTAGTTCGGAAGATGGATGCAATGATGGTAGAAAACAAGGAATAAAAGATGGAACATCAGCTGGATTTAAAGCTGGATTGGCAGAGGCAACCCGTCAGTATAATATATGGGTGCAACAGTATTCTCCTCAAATTCCTATAGAAGATGATTCAAATAATGATTCAAATAGTATGCCTACAGGTACTTTAAATACTGATTCAAACAATAATTCAAATAATAATTCAAATAATAATTCAACAAGTGATACAGACACTCGTACAAGCTGATAAGATTAACTGCTAAAGTTAACTTTAGCAATATACACTAGGTTAAAGATATAATTATATTCATAGTAAATGGATAATGAACTTATGAATAAAATAAAAAGTTTAATGGATATTCAAGAAAAGATTAATACATTAAATAAAATACATGAAACAAACCGTATAAATATGTTTAAAGATACACGAAAAACTGCTATTATTATAGAGCCGCGAAAGCATAGAGCTCTCTCTTTTGTTTTAAGAAATATGTTAGAGAATTTAGATGATACTTGGAATATAGTTCTTTATCATGGAATAGATAATAAAGATTTTGTAGAGCAAATTACACTTGGAGAACTGTTTATATATTCATCAAGACTTTCACTAGTAAATTTAAATATTACAAATTTAAAGGATCCCTATGAATACAGTAAAATACTTTTAAATAAAGATTTTATTTTAAAATTACCTACTGAAATTATTCTTATTTTTCAAACAGATTCAATGATTAATTCAAAGTATAAAGATTTAATTCATACTTTTATTGAATACGAATATGTAGGAGCTCCATGGAATACTAAAAATGTAGGAAATGGAGGATTTTCTCTTAGACGACGAAGTAAGATGCTAGAATGTCTAGATAATTCTAATAATACAAACAATTCACATGAAGATGTGTTTTATTCCATGACGTTGCCAAATCTATATAAACCACCCTTTGAGTTGGCAAAACTCTTTTCAGTTGAACAGGTGTTTAGTAAAGTGTTTTTTGGAGTTCATAATGCTTGGAGATATAATACTAGAGAAAATATTAAAGAAATGTGCGAGAATTGTCCAGGACTATCCACACTAATAGGGCTACAAAGTGTAATTGATTAAGTTCTTAGCGGTATTACACACTATCACATTTCTACTCTATAATTATGAATGGCAAAGATTCGTAAAAAAATAAATATTCTCCTTTTTATTGGTATTATTGCTTTAATACTGTGTGGATTCTGCTTCTTAATGCGTAAACCTGAGAATTTTCAGGATGTACGCAATGCACCGTCTAAAATAGCTATTATACTTTCCGGTAGAATAAAAGGCTATACAAATGTACAATCTAATCTATTAAACATACAAAAAAAATATAATGCTACAATATTTTGTTCATTAAATAATAAGATAAAATCAAATTATATAAAGACATTTTGTAAATTATTCAATATTACAGATAAGCAATTAAATTTAGAAAAAACAATTGTACCTGAATGGGTGTATAAACTAAATAAAGAAGTTGAAACCGAATATGACCCCTCTTATTCTATGTTTTACCACATTAATAGAGCCTTTAATTTAGTAGAAAAATTTCAAAATGAAAATAATATCAACTTTGATTGCGTGCTTTTTTATAGAGCAGATATTGAGTCTAAAGATGTTATACCATTAACAATTCCAGATAATAATACTATATATATACCGAGTGGATTCGACTATCGTGGAATAAATGGCTTAGTTGCATATGGCGACTTTAAATCAATGAAAAAATACTCATATGTAGTAAATCATATAAAATATTTATGTAGTCATAAAGGTGTATCATTTAATCCTGATGTTATATTAAAGGCACATTTAGAAAGTGAGAAACTAGATATAAAGAGATTTGAATATGTCTTTAATTTACATCATTCTAGACATACCTGTATTCCAGAGTATGATTCGTATGAATAATGGGAGTTATTAGTATTAAACATCTATAATATTTATATTTCTATTAATTGAATAAAGTTGAGCCTTAATTTCTTCTCTGTATACCGAGGCACATACAATAACAGTAACCGATGAATCAATAAAATTTTTTAGAACAGTGGGTAGTTGTGTTTTACATTTTGTACCATATACACGTAAGCCAACTTTGCTAGGATCATTATCTAAAAATGATATTATTTTTGTCTTATCACCCTTAATTGTATTATAAATAAGTTGTCCATAATGACCAGCAGGAAAAATGAATGTGCTATCATGTACCTCAATTGAATTTATTTTAGTGTCCCGCTCTAAAAGGTATAATTTAAATCTCTCTATTGTATTGGGATATACAATCGGTCGTGTATACACTTTAGTTTCATCAATATCAAATCTATAGAAGACAGAATGATTTAAAAAATTTTGCTGTTTTGTACAGGTATATCCATGCTGACTAAAGGCATCTATAATATAAAATGAATCGCAGTAAAATGTATGCTCAACATGAATAAATGATAATACATTTGTAGAAAGCCATACATCCATATTTGGAATTGATATAAACACTGTTTTTGTTTTAGAGGTTGAAAGGCGTTTAACAAATTCTATTGGATTGTATAGGTGTTCAAATACATGCGATAGAATTACGATAGAATTGCTAGGGTAGTTATATGTTTCACAGTTTGTATTAATATATGAAATACCTTCAATACTTGGAGGATTTTCACAGAGGTCTAAAATTGTGTAAGGTACTGAAAATGACGATAAAATTTCTTTAGCTAGAACTCCACTTTGTCCGCCAATTTCTATAAACAGCTCTGGAGATTGAATATCTGAAATTATAAATTTACTAAATTCATTGTGATGTTTTGCCCATGTCGGAGTATTATATGTTATATTGTGTGTTTCTCTATAAAGAAGCTTCGGATCTACTAAGTACTTTAGTTGTACACAATTACAATCTTCACATCCTAATAGCTCAAAGGTACTAAATGCGTCTGTTGAGAATAACTCCGATGTTGAAGATATACATGATGGAACATTATCTTTAACATATATTGATGTAAGTAATCTAGAAGAGCAGTGTACACAGGTTGAACGCGTATATTCCATTTAACTACTGTATGAAATATTTTAGTATATCTATACAGGAATGAATAAAACACGTAAAAATAAAAAAAACTTAAAAAGTGAAATATCTATTAGGAATAATAAGAATCCTTGTATTTTTGTATCGTTTATGGATAGTGAAGGCTTAGGGAATCAGTTATTCATATATGCCGCCGCCCTTACAGTACAGGAAAAGGTAGATTTACCAATTTGTATAAGTGATGGAACAAATAATCCCCATTCTAAACGAAATTATAGAGAAATTTTAAATTCAATAAAAATGAATGCAACTCTAAATAATAGTACACAATCCCGAATTAATAACGCCATTCAAGTGACAAGTAAAAGAGGATATATTTTAGATTCATGGATAGCAGATACAACAACAGCAGGAAATAAAATAAAGAACGTTAAATTACCAAAAGACCTGTACCAAAATTATAAATCTGTTATACATATTGTACCAAAACTTAAAAAAATTCTAGAAAAAAATGAGTTTAACAAAGAAAACTACAATCAATATAGAACATCTATCGATTCATTTAAAAGTGGATTTATGCATGTGCGACGTGGAGATAAAGTTAATAAAGGGCAAACACTTAATGTAGAATATTATTCAAATGCCTTAAAGAAATTAGATAATAATCCGAATATAAAAGTTGTCTACGTGTATTCAAATGATAAAGATTGGTGTGCATCAAATATGGATACATGGAAAAAAAATTTTACAAGAAACTTAGAATACAAAGATATTTCAGATGAACTTGAAACACTGTATTCAATGTCATTATGTAAAAGCGGTGCCATTTTGTCAAGTTCACTTTTTGGAGTATGGGGAGCAATGTTAGGAGCTGATAGTAACGAAAAATCGACAATTGTGTACCCATTGAATCCTATGGAATATGCAGGTAGAACAAATCCCCTATCATTTCCAGAACGGTGGAATGGAATATAATTTCTAAATCTATTGTAATATGAAATATGTTAGTCGTAAACAAAAAAGAAATAAGAAGAAGTCATTTCGTTCCAAACGTGTACAAAAGGGGGGACAGCAATCACAAATTCCAATTTTTATAATATGTTGGAATCAATACACGTATCTAAAGTCTATGGTTGAGCAATTACAAAAATATGATATAAATACAAAGATATACGTAATTGATAATAAGAGTACTTATGAACCCCTTGTAAAGTATTTAAAAATAATTGATGGAAAAAATGGTGTAGAAGTTTTGTATCAACCTGAAAATTATGGACATAAAGTTTATGAACGTCCTGAAATAATTCAAATGGGTGGTGACAAGTATATCGTAACTGATCCTGATCTTACATTAAATCCAAAGATGCCAAAAAACTTTTTAGAAATAATGGCAGAATTAAGTGACAAATACAAGACAAATAAGATTGGCCTTGCGTTAGATTTAAAAAATGATATTGATTTAACAAAAAGGCTTGACTCCCCGACTGGTCAGACCTTTGTAGAGAATGAAAAACAGTATTGGCAAAATAAACAAGACGACCCCACTTATGAATTGTATCGTGCTCCAATTGATACAACATTCGCACTAATAAATAGTAAGTATCGCGTACTAGGTGATATGAGTAATTCAATACGGATTGCTGGAGATTTTACAGCAGTTCATCGTCCTTGGACACTAAGCAATAAGACTAATGTACCAGCTGAAGAGATGGAATATTATCTAAATAATAAAGGAAATATATCGACTACATTGAATCGTTGGAAAAATAAAATGGGTTAATTTTAACTTTTGTTCATCATAAAAGTAATAATGGTTGCATAGGTTTTGCAGCAGCAGTAACACCCTCAAATTTTTTCGTAATTACACCCATATTATTTGAATAATGTCCACTGCATCGTAACTTATTACGATTATAATCTGTTCGTGCATATCTTGCTTTCATCTTCTGTTCGTACCAGGGAAATCCAAGAAAGTTCATATGTTTTAAATAATATACAGTTTTACTATGGCGTCTACTTGTAGCTGGTAGAGGAGTTGATTTATGAGCTCCCCGTGTAAAGTTCATCTCAGTAAGTTCACTACGTTTAAAACATACAGATTTATCAAACCATACATCATAGTATCCATTCTTTAATGTATGTAAATCAATATCATCTAGTAAAAGTGATTTGCTATCAGCAACAATTTGAATTCCTTTTACACGTATAATTGTAACTCCGTTACTAGATTCTTTATCAAGTTGCTCTTCTGTTATTTCAAGCCATTCATCCATATCAGCCATAATTACCCAATCAGTTTCTGCTGTTTTCCATAAATTATTTTTAAGCTCGGTATGTTTTATAATATTTGATATATTTCCAGTAGCCCATTGATAAATTTCACAGCCAGCTTCCGTTGCTATTTTAACACTATCATCCGTACTTTCATTATTTACTATTACAAATTTAGCATTTGGAAATCGTGTTTTATAATGCTTAAGCGTGTGTGGAAGTAATACCTGTTCATTGTAACATAGTAAATAAATTGTAATTGGTGGCATCTATTAATCGCCAATATTAAATTATTATATCTTTATAGAAGTAACGGCAAGTGCCAAAGTTAAGTACCCCCTTTGGGGGTACTTTGCTGTAGCATACTTGCCATATTAGGGTTGTAGGCAATATTAAGTACCCCCTTTTAGGGGGTACTTAACTTAGGCACAACACGGTA